CTCGCCAGTCTGCGAATCAACGAGCATCTTCTGTTTTCTATAATCGCGATAGTAAAATTCATCGTATGTTAATAGATTTTTTGGTCCATAATTATAATTTTCAGGCATAAATTGGAACTTATTGTCTCGCGTATCATTGCCAGAGAGCCCGACGATTTCTTCTCTGTAATCAGGAAGAAGAGAAGCACACTCTGTTTTCGTTAGAAATGAGCGTTTCCAAAGTGCTTTACAATCAGACAGATCATGTTTTCTGAAAAATGGATCGATAAGAAAACTATTATAGCTACAGTTATTAACTTTAATATTTCCTGAAACGGGATCGGATCGATAATCAACCCAGACCTGTAGAAGATTCATTCCAGTTGTCAACGCTCCATCGAATGAATCAGAAATTGTTTCTAGCACGCCTTCTTGTTGTGTAATCCATGACATAATCTTTGAAAATTGATCTGAAGTTTGTTCGTCTCCATTTTCAACTGGCACACAGATTGTCGACTTTCTATTTCTTCTTTGATAACCACCGATCATGTTCTTAACGCGCCGTATACGATTAAAATTAAACTGACGTCGACGATTTAAAGGGAGGCTGCCATATAGGTCATTCCATAAAGTCTGGTCGCCTGCCTCAAATCTGGTGTCCGTATCCGCTTCTGACCAAAAAGCCTGGTTGATAGAGATTGCTTCGCTATAGAATGATTCCATTCGTTCTAATATACCCTTGTCTTTTGCGTCATAATATTGCCGGCCGATCTGAGGAAATAATGCCATTCTTCTTTCCTTCCTAATGAATTTAAACGAGGAGAGAGGGTAGTGTATTTTTATAGATCCTAATTAACCCTCTCAGCCACTTAACAACACTAGTTTAGAACGGCTAATTATTCAAGACAAGATTATTTCCAAGCCTTTCCATATTTTATATTCTTAACAGTCGCGTAAGGCACGTTTAATTTTTTAGATACGTCGCAAATTCTCATATTATCTGCTAGCAATGCTTTTATTTTGTTAACAGTCTCGAGACTATATTTGGCAACTTTAAAACGCTGACACTTCTTACACCCCTTTGACCTCCCAACTCTCAATAAATATGTATCGATGTAACTTCTGTACCCACAGTCGCATTCACACAAACAAAGAGTCTTTTTCTTTTCTATTTTGATATCAAAAAGAACATTCCAAGTGCCGTATCGCTTTTTAAGATCAAGTTTTCTTAGCGAAGGACCTTTAAGCTTGTTAGAGCAATCAATACACTTTGTGGATCCGGATGGCTTACCCGCACGCTTAAGACACTCTTGGGAAATCTCTCTTCTATGGCCACATCTACATTCAACATAAAAAAAAGGGTGTGCTTCAGTATATCCTGCTAGCTTTCCTGTTTTCCTCGTATAGTAACGATCGGGCGCATCGCCTAAAACAGTCCACCAATGTATCTTGTCACCCTTTTTTAAAATCCTCTTCATTAGAATGGCTAGCCTTTCAAGACAAGGTTAATTATGTTTCCTTTCGTTGATTTTCAGCAAACACACTATCGTACAACATATTAATGGCCCGAACAACCAAGTCAGATCGATTCTCTTTGCTTTCGCTTAAGACTTGCATCGCATATAGTTTATTAAATTTCTTTTTCACCTCAACTGGCAAATAATGTGTAAGCTTTGCTTTTGGTGGATCATCTTTTGCACGTCCAGGACGCTTTTTTTCTTCCATATATCTTCCTCTATTAATTGCTAATATTATATATAATATACCACATATATCTTTGACGTCAAACCCAGTTGACACTATATAATATATATATTAAGATAAGAGCGTATAATGGTTTTGAGGTGCGCTCGTCCCCTTTGGGCGCCTCTTTTATAAACACACATAACCAAGGAGGAACACTATGTTCGTCAAACTAATGCATGCGTTCATGCTGGGAGCAGCTTTTTGCGCATTTACCGCGGAAGCTCGCGTTAACGCTCCAACAGAGCTGAGACGTAGATCTACAGAAGGCGAGGTTGTTTATCAGCTTTGCAAAGCTTTAACAGACGCTGGTGTAGCATTTGGAAGAATGGCTCGAGCGCTGGTTGACTATCTTAGGTCAATTGAATATGGCCGGGCTGTTAGATATGCGCAGGTACTATACAGGCACGGATATCTACACAGGCATCATTATAATGAAGTACGAGGCGTACACAGACAGTGTGATAGGCATTGTGCTGGGTGCGACGGATATTGTCAACAATGTGGCCAATATTGTCACGGAGTTTAAAAAACGGGGGCTATATAGCCCCCGAGAAAAGCAAGTAAGTGTTTTTTTAACCATATTTAAACGAAAGGATAATCGATGAAACGATTATTTTCAATTATTAGCTTAAGCCTGTTGATATCGATACAGGCAAATGCCATGATGCAGCAACAAGAGGAGCAAACATCTTCTGCTACACAAGCGGGAGAGGCAATGGGAGAATTAATTGGAACAGTAATAGCACTTCCATTTAAAGCTGTGTGGGCTATCGGAAGCGCTGCGTGCAGCTTGGTCGGATCTTTAATGGCTGCACCAACGCCGCCGGATGATCCGAACAGCGGAAAAGGGAGCAACCGCAATCTTTCTGCAGAAGCAAGAGATAACTTACGCGCATTTAAGGCTAGCGCAGAACGTGGTCGACTGGCTGAGGCTTCAGCGCTAGTAGCAACTGAAACAGAAAAGAATGTTGCCCAGGTTGCTGCACATGTTATAGCATTTAGATCTGCAAGGTCTGATTATCCAGGCAGAAACAAAAAGAATCTTTCTCCAGCATTGGGACGCGCTAGATATCGTAGACACTGTAGAGAGATTATAAAAACAAGAAGTGAAATTTAAGTCAAGCTTGTTTCAGGGCGTCCTTCGGGGCGTCCTTGTTAATCCGGAGTTAAAGTTCGAGATTTCAAGGTGTGACAAAATATCACAGGTTGTGACAAAACGTCACGGACTAGTATTCTTTTTCTTGCAAGACTCGCATAACTTACTTATATGAATATATTCTGAATGCATCCTTTTTGCATTGTCTGACCTACTAATCCATCTGCAGTTTTTTTTACAGTAATCTCCGTTCGAATCGATTCGATCAATAGTCATTCCAGGAGCAGGCTCCCCCATATCAGCCAAAAAGTTTTTAAAATCTAACCATCGTTGGCTCACCTTTATTCCCCGTCCTCCGTAACGCCTATAATCTTGGTTGTTCTTGTTATAGCATCTAGACTTAATTCCAGCCCAAACGCGATATATTTTTGTTCTTGAAAATCCATGAGTTTTATTTCTCGAGGCTGTGTGGCACGACCTACATCCCTTCGAAGCCCCCGAACTCAAGTCCTTCGCAGCAACATTAGACTCTCGGCCGCATTTACAGCGGCAACGATATATGTTTCCGGATAGACCTGTTTTATGCAGTACCGTCCATTTGTGAATGCATTCTAGTGGACTATAGCTATACTTCGTCACCCGTTTTTTGCCACACTCAACACAACCACGGGACAGCTTTATTTGATCAGCCCTCTTTTTGGTCTCTGTTCCACAATCACAACGAACCAACCATAATCGCCTACCACTATTGTTCCAGCCTGCCTCCGCAACAATTGTCCAAGAATTAATCTTCTTTCTAATAAAACTTTTGATGTCTGTCTTCGAAAAAGTTTGGGAATGCCTCTTTTCCATACATTGCCTCTCTATAGTTTCGCTCTATATCTTCAGGCCTTAGGTGGTCGCTCATTTTGGGCAAAGATATTGCCAGGTACCTGAGAGCGTCACAGTAGTGAGACGCCCAGTTGTGGAGTGGCTTCGGTTTATACACTTTCTTTTTGTGGTCAAACTCCTGCCGATAGTTTTCTATTGCCTTAATAAGCTGCGCGCAGTTATTTTTATCGAACCACATTTTACCCAAAGACGACCTAACAGCTTCTATGCCATCAAGTATAAGTGCTTTTTCGGCCACAGTAAAGTTAATTCCCAGCTCCCTGGCCTTTGCTAGACGAGTAATCCCTGATCCAAGCTCCTGTACCTTGATATCATGGGGAGCAATATGCTTGCCATATGTGTACGGCTTATTTTTTAATACGTTAACGTAGTGCTCTAATCCAACCTTTGAATTTTCATAGCTATCTATAACGCGAACAGCTGTCCCAACAATTTGAAAAAATATGATAGCGGTGGAGTCAGAAACACCTAAATCAAAAGCCGTATGTACTTTAAAATTTGGCTCCCACGGAACATCGCCAATCCTTCCATCTAAGCGCGCCTTGTCCATATATTTTGTATAATATGCACCCTCTATACCCATTTCGAACGATGTCCAATATTCCTGTAGCTGCAAATCTTCAGACATCTCCCCTTCCGCTCGCTCTCTTTCTATTTCCTCGATTGGTATATGGCAAGTATCATCGACCGTAAGTTTTGAAACAAACCATGATTTAGGGTTGTGCAATGCTATTTGATACATTTCATACATAAAGTTGCGCCCACGTGGAGTACTCACAATGAGTGCCCACCCACCGTTTGCGGACAAGATAGGCCTCACAAATGAATAAGCCATTGGATTACTTATTGCAAACTCAGAGAAAACTATGCCCTTGGGGTTAGTACCTACTAGTGCATTATCATAATTATCTGATCCAACGATCTGAAAGACAGAACCATTTTTTAGTTTAATTCGCATCATTTGCTCATTCTTAGATTCAATCAGTTCTTTTGGCAAATAATCTAAGATACGATAGCCATCATTGTTAATCGCATCCCAAAGAATTCGGCGTCCGGATGAGTAAGTGGGAAATACATAATATATGGTCATGATATCGCGAAGCATAGCCTGTATGCATATATTCCATGCCGTCAAATCTTTCCCTGCTCTCCGAGGCCAGATTGCCATAATCTTTTTGAATCCATGGTTGAATATGGCGTCAGCTATACATTCTTGATAGGCTCTCGGTTTAAACTTATTCAGATGGACGTGAATCTCTGGAGTTAGATCTGTCATAGGACCTTCTCGACTCTTTAATCTGCATCGCTAGTGCAACTCGCTCTCTTAGTATACGCTCCGCTGCTCTTCTCTTGCGTTCTTTTTCTCGCTCTCTACGCTCTACTGTTCGAACAGTATCTTCTACTTCAGCACGTGCCTTTCTCCATTCTTCCGTTCCCCAAGCTGGGGCTCTTTCCATTCCAAAAAGGGGAAGGAGGAGAATGATTGCCATATATGGTAAGTAATATCTCACTTCTGGTCCTTTCTAGGTCGACCGGGTTTGCGCTTATGTATACTGTTTGACTTAAGCCTGTCGACTTCAAGCGCTGTATCATGCAAATTTGCGTATATATTTTCAAACTCCGAGTTGATTCTGTGGTCTAGCTCGTCTAGGTCTTTCTCATAGCTCTTGTGTGTCATGATGGTTATGACTCCATTTGCTATAAGCAGCAAAACGGCTGAAATGAGCAGGTATAATTCAACAGTCATTTTTTTTCCTTATCAACGATATATTGATCACTAACTATAGTGCAAATATGTTTTTTCTCAGCTATTTCGCCTATGGGTCTGTTATAACGCTCGATGCGCTCTGCCTCCCATAGCTTGGTACATTCTATATGCTCGGAGCAACCCTCGTTATGGCATTGGCCCCACGATTTGCATTGCCAGCAAAAGTGATCTTTGTCGCATGGATCGCAGCTGCAGCTCATTCTTTCTCCTTATCTATTACTCGTTTGTTCTCTGGAAGGTGTACGTGTATTGTCTGATTTGAGTCTTCTTTGTCAGATTTTTTGAGTGCTGCTTGATATTTGTCTGCCATATCATACTTTTCATCGTATTGATGTTGTCGGTGTGCAACTGCCTTATAGTCAAAGCTTTTGGTGATTGCTCCCACTTCTCTGTTATCGCCAACAAAGCGCTTCCCAATTTTCTTAGCGGCCGCTAGCCTAGGATATTTCGTGCACCAGAATTCGAATGTGCTTCTCGCAATACCTTTTAGCTTGCAAAAGCGCTCGATTGTGACGCCAAATTTTTCGTCTTCGCAAAACCCGATAAATTCGTCTGCTAGGTTGTTTGCAATTGTATTATTTAGTGGAATTTCTCTAAATGTACATATACCTTGTTGCGCAGCTAATTGGTCATTAATGCAGTGTTTGTCCTTTTTCCAATCTTTAGTTTCTTTCGACGCTAGCGTGCTATGCTTACTGTTTATTGCTTTATTCATGATAGTCTCATTATTTTAATTTCGGTACGTGGCTTATAGTCGCTTACTTGTTTCAAGTTGACTCCTTTCACTTCACAATCTTTTCTACAGATGATACCACGGATGGCCTGGTTCAAAAAGCAGAACATATTGATCATCTTTGAGTGATTGGATGGTTTTGTAAAGAATGTTGCTTCTATTTTTATTGGTCCGTCGACGAATTGTCGGCAGTTATGTTGGTTGCGGAGGGTCTGTAGGTAATTGAATTTAGCTTGTTTGTAATGGTCCCAGATTCTGGGCTCTGTATCTACTACTTTGGCATATGCTGGCGGTTCACCTTGAATTGTATATATATAGGTTTTTTGTGCCATAGCGCTCCTTTGAACTACAGTTATACTATGACTACTTGCTACACCTATGATATACCTGATCAGGCTAAAATGGAATATCAGCCTGAGAATCGTCCGGAGTTGCCTCTCCTGAAATATAAGCGTCAATTATTGGAATTAATTGTGGCTTTGTTTGCGCAAATGTTTCCCGAAGAAGCGCTAGCCCCTTCTTGCTCATTCCACCACTTCTTATTGCTTTTTTGAGCTCTTCTTCCTGGTTGAGCTCGAGCCTTGATGGGTGATCTTGCGGAAGCGGAGGTGTCCAATTTGGATCTTTTTTGGTGGGATTTGTGTTTTCATCTATTGCTTGATCCGGATATGGATACTCTTTGCCATATTTCCAGTATGTTAGTCCCTGGCTAAAAGTAGGAGAATATTGACCTCTCGGCTGCCTGCTATTAACCAATGGAAATTGCTTTGCCTTTGGCCGCATCTTTTTTTGTTGCCAGTCGTGCATGATTTTATGGCAAAGCTTCATGTCGAATAACTCATCTTCAAGGGTAACTGGACCATCTTGATCAAAGTTGGGAAAGTCATCCATCGCGTTCCAATCTGCCTCTAACTGCAATCGTTGTGCTTCTAAAAGACATAAAGTGAAATATGTGTTGAATGGGTTTTCTGGGATTGTGTCAAAATTTCTCTGAAAAAGAGAGAGAGCCTTGTAAAGAATCTTATCTGAAAATACACAAAGTCTTATTTTTCCAGCACGATTTAACTTTAAAAAGCGAAGCTTTGTTTCTATGACACGGGATATTTTGATTGGCATATTTGAAGCTTTCTTATAAGATATGGTTACTAATTATTCTATCGTAATTAGTATGCCATAGAATTGCTTAAAGATAAAGCTTCTCTATGGCTTTTTTGATTCTAGCGCAGGACATTTCTTTTTGAATCTTTTTTAATTTTTTAGGTCGGATGCTTGTTTCTATCAGAAAGATTCGTTCGGACGTTTTTGACCCTTAGTATCTTTCTCTTTTCTAAGTAAGAGTATCTTATATTAGAAACAAGTATCTGTATCATATTTCTATAAAGAGATAAGAGAGAATCTTTTAATAGGGTGACATACTCAGATAGAGAAGATTTTAGGGTGGAAAAAATTTTTTTCTGCACACGTGTAAGATTAAATACCTGAGAGAGCAGATAGGAATTGGGCCTGTAGCACTTACCCTCCTTGTAGGGGTTGTAAACTGCAACCAATCCATCAGCCTCTATTTCATCAATGGATCTTTGAACTGTTCTGTCACACACGCCGATAAGATTGGCTAGAGTAGGAACTGAGGGATAGCAAACCTTGTTTTTGCCCCTATAATAAAGCAAACCTATAAGGGTTAAAATGTAACTATCCGATTTCTTTCTGAAAAACTTTCTAAATTTCCAAAACTCTTGGTTAAGATGATTAAAAAGAAATGTTTCTTTTTTTGAAACTTTTTCTTGACATGTTTGTGAGCTTTGTGGCATTATAGTCCTTGTGTTATGTTTTTTGATTTTTGAAAAAACTTTTTCTATTGTGTTGGTTTTTCAATTCTAATCCAATCCCGAGATGTCAATATATGGAAAAATTATACGTAAAAAATCAAAAAGATTCTAGGGGGGCACGAAAGTGCTCTCTTTTTTTATGCAATAAAACGCCTAGCATGGAGATACCACACCACACCAGGCGAAAACTAAAAAAAGGAGAGTTTTGTTGCCCTAACTAACAATTTCAAATTTGAGCTAAGAAGGAACTGTAGTCAAGCAAATCTCGCATATACCCTATCACAGGCCTTTTCGAATGTCAAGCAATAAATATATATTATCCCCTTGACATTGTATATTGTTAGTGTTATGATGGTGGAGAAGTCAGTAGTATAACACACATATAGGAGTATTATTATGGTCTATGCAGACAAGCTCAAAAATCTGCGCTATAAACGAGAAAAGCTCAAGGCTGAGCTGCGTATCATCAGAGAGCAAATCGTAAACACAGAGGCAAATTTGCACGATAGAACACACACAATAAAAGTAGAGTTTGAATACGAAGTTCAACGAGCTTCAGCTGAAGTATCAAAAGTTAAATTCTCAAACGCAGAACGACGCCGAGTTGAACTTGAAAAAAAGAAAAATGCCGACATAAAGCTAAACGAGATTAAGTCATCTCTAGAAACTTTCAAAAAACACGAGCAAAGACTTGTGTGTGATGAAGAAATATTAAAGATACAAGAGAAGTATTTGTTTAAAGAAATAGAAGTATTTGTAACACTTAAGAACTTCGATGCGGCAACCATGAAAGCAGGAGTATAAAATGTCTATAGAAAAACTAGCGGTAGACCTACAAAAGCTAATCGATGAAAAGATGAACGCATTCTCATTTCTCGGCAAGAAAGCAAAAGAACAGGCTAAGAGACTAGAAAAAACACACCAAGAGATGAGCGCAATCCTTCACGAATTAAAACCAGTTGAGTCGCTCATCAAGGCTCAGCATCCAGAGAAGGCAGAATTATTTGATGCATTATTGGGGTATAAAGATGAAAAATAAATCTACAATAGAAGATGTTGGAGAAATTATTCAGGATTCAATAAGTTACTTATTGCATGGAGTATGCGCGATCGCCTCAATTGCCCTTTATAAAGATGCTCATGCTAATAGCCTAGATGAAGCCGAAAGAAAAAATCTAAAGAAGGCCTTTTCGGAATCAGAACACAATATAAAAGCTGCAATGTTAAATCTGCTACCAATTTTAGAGAACAAAAAGGTAGATTGTGATTCAGTTGTAGGTCAGTTCTGGCCAATTTTTGCACTCTATGTTGGGAGTAACCAAAAAGAGTTTCCACACTTAGCTAGTATTCTCCAGAAAACCAAAAGGGAAATTAATGGAAAATAAAGATTTAGTCACAATACTTGAAGCGCTCGCCAAACTTTCAGCACAGGTGTCCAAGCTTGCGGATAAAAAAGACGAGAAGCCGCCAAAATTAGTCGCTCCCGCACGATCTAAGGAAATTAAGGATCTATGTGCGGCGATAGCAAAAGCTCAGTCTGAGATCAAAATTGCTGGCCTTACGAAAGAGAACCCATATTTTAAATCGCGTTATGCGGACCTTGCTGAGATGATACGGGTCTCAAGGCCAGCTCTATCTAAAAATGGTCTCTCAGTTATACAACAAGTAGTACAAAACGAAGAAGGCCAAAATATATTAAATACGATACTATTACACAGCAGTGGCCAATGGATAGAGTCACGAATGCGTATAGTACCTCCGAAAAACGACGTCCAATCAATGGGGAGTTACATCACGTACCTAAAGAGATACGCTTATGGCTCCCTCGTGGGCGTCGTAGCATCCGATGAAGATGATGATGGTGAGGTGGCAGTACACGAACACAGAGAGAACTTCAACAAGGGAACAGGGTTAAACCACAAATACAATCCAAAAGAGCAATCATATGAAACAATAACCAAGGAGCAACTAGAAGAACTTAGATATGAGCTCAAGTCACATACCGATCTTGCAGAGGAAATTCTAGAAAAAATGAAGATACAGTCGCTCTCTGATATGCCGAAGTCAAAATTCTTACCGTCAATAAAAAGAATAAGAGAAATTGTGAGAAAACGAGATGGAAAATAAGAAACCAAAAACAATGTACGACGAAAGCGATCCAGAAGTTGTATTTGATGAATGGGTAGACGGAGAACTGAACGTCGTAATGAGAAAAAAAGACAAGAACACTGGTGAACATTTCTACATATCTTATAATCCATACACCAACCTTTTGCCAGCATGGGCGGCTGGAGCAGGCAAAGAAACATCTCTTGCCACAATTCCAGACGATGAAAACCAGCCAGGCTGTGATCACTACGTCTTAAACGGCGATTTTCGAGAAGAGTATGAAAAGGTAGAAACACTCAAGGAAGCACTTGACGTATACAATAAACACAAAGACAAACATAGAAGTGAGTGGAGCACAGATTAAGATAATACTCCTTCACAATGGTGAAGATACTGCTGAGGGGACCAATAGGTCCCCTGCTTTTATGAAACGAGTGGTCTCATTTTAACAGAATTTTTCCCTTAATAAAAGCATTTTCTAGTGGAGCATACGTATCTCCAATGCCAACAAACTTGCTACACTTAATAAGTGAGTGGCCTTTAGGTGGAAAACCTTTAATCTCCGTCTTACCATCCCATTCAATGACATTAACCACTTCATGCCTGTCATTAACTTGGGCCCATCTATTTTCTTTAATATCAAATTCAAATTCATTCATAACTTATTCCTTAACCCGATCATCCTGCCTGTCCGCCATAGCTTTAGCGTCGGCGGGAGCCTGTCGAAGGGACATGTGCTTATCCCAGGTATTCAATTATAACGACTTCACCGCGACCACCAGGTCCGCCAGCTCCAGAGTTAGTACCATTGAGGCTGCCACCTCCTCCGCCGCCGGCACCCCCAGGAGCTCCGCCATCGCCACCATCACCCGCAACACCCCCAACAGATTGGCCGCCTCCGCCTCCACCACCTAGGCCCCCACAAGGTATACCAAGAGAAATAGAAGATGCATCTGCGCCATCTGCTCCATCTATACCGGTAGATTCAAGACCTCCTGCAGCTGGAGCATATATTTGAACGGTGCCAGATGTGGTAACTATATCGCTTCCTGCTCCTCCTTGACGCTCAGTTACAGCGTCAGCTCCAGCGCCACCTCCAGCAGCGCCAGCAAAATTATATCTACACGGACCACCAGTGCTAGAAAAATCTGTTCCAAGATGATTTGCGGTACCTCCCGCTGCTACACCACCGTTTCCTGACTTAGGTCCAATCTCATTGGCAGAGGTACCTCGAGAACTATTCCACTGATTATATCTTGGGCCTCGAATTGGAGCAGTTGATGTAGCACCATTAAAGTCGCCCCCAGTTCCTCCTAGAGGTCCATTGGCCGGTGGAAAATCTACAAACAAAAATGTCGTATAAGTAGCAATGCTACCAGAGTTTCCATCCGTATTATCAACAGTCTGCAATACTCCGCCAGCACCTCCAGACCCGACAACTACAGAGGCAGACGCAGGAAATCTATCAGCAGGACCAACAAAAAAATAGTTGCCACCAACTGAACCTCCAGATCCTCCGCCCGCAGCTGTTGATGCGCCACGACGACCAGAGCCTCCTCCAGAACCACCATTCCACACATAAAACTCTATGTTTTGAGCATTGGCGTCCTTGGTCCATGTTCCAGATGAAGTAAATGTTGTAATCTTTGTGCCCCCACCGGTTGCGGCAGATTCTAGATTAATTGTGTTGGGGCCGTTGGTTATAGTTATAGTTGCGCCAGCGGAAGTAATATTCGCATAAGCACTTGGCAACCCAGTTGCGCCTATAATGACCTGACCATCAGTTCCGCGATCTAAATTTGTAGTAACAGTATTACCAGCTCCTGCGGTATTAATCAGCTCACCACCTAGATCATTCAATACACCTAACGCATCAGGTGTCGCAGTTCCCGCATCTGTTACAAATGAAGCTGCTAAGTTGCTTACATCAACATTGACAGTAACAGTGTTGCCAGCACCCGTAGTGGAGCATCGAGTGCCACCTAAAACATTCAACTCGCCAGCGGCATTTGGAATAGCAGTGCCTGCATCTGTTATAAATGAATCTGCAAGGTTGCTAGCATCAACATCGATCGTTATAACATTGCCAGCCCCTGTAGTGGAACATCGAGTTCCACCTAGGACCTCAAGAATATTAGCAGCTGGAGTAGCTGTACCAACATCGCAATCATAATCATAAGCGATCGTACCATCATCCCTTAGCTCTAGAGCGTACGAAGCTGGATAACCAACAAACTCATATGGCGTGCCACCAGCAGCATTAATATCGATATTTTGACCAACGGGATCACCAGGCACTGCTGCACCGACATCACCAGTTAATGTTCTTAGGCCAAGTCCTGTTGCAAACTGAATCCATCTTGCAACATTTGCATCTTTATTAACCAAGATCCATACTTCTTCAGATGGAGCTGTAGCTCTATTTATCCACCAGGTACCAACATTAAAGTTTTTATAATCGTTAACAGTAGGAGCACGATTATCAGTTAACAACAATGGAGGAGATACTGGCTCTACTCCCATGTAGGCTAACGGCCAAAGACCCGTACGCCTACTATCTTTCCTCGTAGCCATATTTAATACCTTTCCTTAATTCGATCAGTCCTGAGCTTGTCGAAGGGTCCTTGTAGCCATATTCTATCCTTACTTTTCTAAAGTTTTAGCTTCTAATTCTCTCGCACTTCTGTCCTTATATTCCGGCTGTGAGAACACTAGTTGCGCAAAGGCAGCTTTACCTGTTGGAATAGACTCTACGCCCTTAGCGGCCAATTTTGGCTCCCATTCAGCTTTTAATCTTTTAAAGCACTGCTCATATTTGTGATTGATGATGTAAAAAATACGACGCTTCATATCTTCTTCGAATATCTCTGACTTAATATCATTCTTAATAACTTTTTTTTGAGTTTCTGTAAGCTCAAAGAGATCTTTTCCATCAATTTGTATTTTCATAATTAATTCCAATCTTAACTTATTAAACAACCACTCATATGCGTATTATAAAGAGTTCCGCCCGCACCAGGAAGATCTACAACATCACCAGCCTCCCCACTAACTCTTGCAACAAAAGTACATGTGTCAGATGCATCCATATCAAGAATTACATTCATCGATGTTCCTTGAAATGTTACACCATTAGGGTCGACTACAAGTTGTGCTCCCCTGTTAGAGGCTACAATTCTAGAATTTATAGTTGTAGCTGCGCTAGTCATATTGTTGTAATATATCGAATAAGAAAATAAATATCTTCCTGTTACAGGGGCCGTAAATGTTCCATTAGTATTAAAATCGCCATTTTGATCAAATACTTCGGTAAGGGCTACATTCGTACCCACTGTATATGCAGTACCATTCCCGGTAACATTATTATCATCAGAACCTAAATAAGCTAAAAAACAAGGGTTAAGCGGAAGAGTCCTTTCGCCAGCCGCTGTCATTATAAATGTATCATTGGATCCCAAAGCAGACCCCTGGCTAATCTTAAATGCATCTCCCGCATCATCATCGACACCAATTCGAAATTCTCCAGTCGTATTAATTGAAAATTGGAGAAATGAATCTCCCGATGCTCCTGGATCTATAGTCAACTCACTAGATTTATTGTTTAAGCTATTAATTTTCGCCATAATTAACTCCCATAAAAAGCACGAAGCGACTTACTAATGTTCTTGCGATGTTCCATTGAAAGCTTTTTCCCTTTATGCGCATCACTAAGCTTCTTGCGATGTTCATCTGTAAGCATACGTCCTTTACAGTGTAATATTGTATGACAAGAACAACATAACGTTAGCCCATTATCTATATCAAATCTCAACTCCGGGTACTCCTTCCATGGTTTTATATGGTGCGCACATATTTTTTCTATTGATCCACATTTTACACATTTATAATCATCTCTTTCCCATACCGCATGCTTCCAGTCCCTGTGTTTTTTGCAATGCCTGCTTATTGATCGCGCATATTTTGTTGCCTTCATTTTTCTTACGTGCTCAGCACTTTTCTTTATGCCTTTTGTTCTAGTGTGGCCCTTAGTAAACCCATTTGTAGGCTTAAATTCAGTGTTTCTGAGGCCTTTATTCCAAGGAGTATTTCCCTTTTTAAAACATCCGGTATTTATGCCCTTTGGTGGTCTAAATTTCAAATTATGACACTTTTTACATCTTCCTCTATACCATCTGCCGCCGCCATATGTATAAAAACTACTATACGGCTTTTCAGTTTTACAATCTTTACATGTTTTCATAATTAAATCCTTTCACAATAATTATAAACAAATAAAGATTGTGTTACAATTCCAGCGTTATACGATCGTAATATTCCCCTTCGAGCTTAAAATTCCCCATAAAGTGTTCGCAGTTAAACAAATTAGCTCTACAGAATCGTAGTCATCTGACGATTCCAAATAGCCGCCTACACCAGTTGTCGTTGAGTTTGATTCGTCCCATGTAATCGTTTCTCCGGCATTTTGCGCTATTTTCCAGCCGCCAGCGCCCTTACCTGTGACGCGCAATATTGATCCGACAGCGGCGGTATCTGGTAACGTTATAACCACCTGTGAGGCATTATTTGAGATGTAGCCGCTGTTAACGCTAGCAGATTGAGATGTACCCGTTACCTCAGACCACGTAATAGGAAACGCTGTTATTGCACCAAGTTGCCCATTTGAATCGATGATTACTGATTGATCTGTTCCGCCCGATGGAGCTGTATTGTATATACCAGCTATGAAGCACTTGTCTTGTTGTTTATCACCAGTTCCTTGGGTGCCAAGTCGAATAGTATTGTTGTCTCCAGCTACACCCACATTGCTAAAAAATATATTGTCGCTATCATTGGTTGTTAAGCTATTTCCAGCCTGATGGCCGAAAACAATATTATAACTACCGGATACAAGGCTACCTAGGCATGATGCGCCAACACCGACGTTATAACTTCCTGTTGTAAGAACAAACATGGTTGTATAGCCAATTGCCATATTTCTTCCGCCAGATGTACAGTTTGCAAGCGCATTTGCTCCAAGCGCACAGTTATATGATCCATCTTGGCAATCGGTAAGAGCGTCAAATCCAAGGGCAACATTTTGCGTTCCAGTTGTCAAGGCGTCCATGCTATTATTGCCAATTCCAATATTGACGCCTGACCCAGAAGTAGTTCCATTTCCGGCACCAGCCCCTATAAATAAGTTATTTGTACCATAACTATGCGCCCAGCGCACACTGTTAACCTCTATAACGCCCTCAGTAAGTGCCGCATTTGTTGTTGGGAGGTTTAAGTTGCCAGCAGATATTGTTGCATCGCCTGTTGTTACAATTAAGCCAGTTCCAGCTGTCACAGACCCTGAAAAAGAAGGACTTCCAGTCCAAGACGGATTGGCTCCAGTGTTTCCCATCAGTGTTTCACCGGTTGCACCTACAGCAACCGATGCTATACCACCGGTTGCGTCGCCAACTTGAACACCATATTGTGTTGTACCTGTAAGGGCTACCGTAACAGTTGAACCTGCTGCACTAGTAGCAATGTCATTTCCACCAGCTATAGTAAATACAGCTGATGACGCCTGAGAGGTTCCAGCATCTCCCGCTAGCGTAAGGTCGTCGATTGTTTCAAGAGCCGACTGTACTGTTGTATCTGCTGCACTTAAAATATGATCAAAGTTTGTTGTATCTGTAAGTATAAGTGATGCGATAGATGCCGTAGAACCTGAAAAGCTAGTGCGAGCAGTTTCTTTTGCAATAACAACCTGAACAATTGAGGTGGAAGATTCTTCAAATACTATGTACCCAAGTTGAGCTAATTCCAACATAGCTAGCTCAGCTGTTGCGGTTGGTATTGAATCATTAGCAATTGCAGTATCAGCCTGCGCCAAGTTGTTATACTGGGCATCACCCATTACAGAAAAATATACTGGTGTAGCAGAGTTTAAATTGTCTTTTGATACATAAAGCCTGTTAACAGAATACTTGTTTGCGCCTAATGCTGTTGGAGTGCCTGCGTTATTCCAAGTTCCGTCAAATGTATCAGACTGAGCATAGCGAGCCCATTTTCCAGTGCCAAGCGTATAATACTGCTCAAACACCTCCGCAACGCCACCACTATCTGGTATTGTTGTTTCTAGCCCGTGGTCTTCAAGTTCATCTGCTCCAGAAATTTCTATCTTTTGAGAGCCATTCAGCGTAATATTTGCGCCACCTTGATTATCAGCTATTACTGGCCCTATAGTGTCATGAGCCCAAACAGATGTAGCCCATGGAAACTGGTACGGATGATTTTCTTTAACTGTTACCTGGTTGTTTGTTCCAGATGTAGAATCACGCATACACTCAAACAAAACAACGTTATCACTAAAAAGCGCCTCACTGTATGTTGTTGTTTTACCTATTGTTCCAGTGTTGTCCATATATATGTAGTATGTATTACCAGCTGTTAGTCCAGTTTCAGTTTGACCTCCGGCCCACGACACAGGCTCACCCTGTATATATCCTGTGCCAGCCTGAGAAACAGTAAACTGCCCTAACGTTGTATCATCAAAATATGGAGCTCCACCTGACCACGCTTCGAATCCTGACATAATCCTAAGCGCTGTTCCAGCCTCAATGTCTATTGTTCCAGCACCATTTGTTACTGTAAGTGTTCCATCTGTGGATGTTATATTTCCTAAAACAGGGTCTGCACCAGCAGATCCTATAGGAATCTCTCCATTTCCAGCAACTCCAAGCGGCGTAACAGCTCCAACGCCAGAACCAAGCATAATGGCGTGATCTGTAATAGTTGATAGACCAGTACCTCCATTCGGAACAGGAAGAATACCAGTAACATCTGTAGTAAGGTCTACCTGGCCCCAGGACGGATTAGCACCTGTGTTTCCAAGCAGCACCGTATTTGTTGTTCCAACCGGCAACGAGTCTAGACTTCCCGTCGCATCACCAACTTGTACTGCGTATTGTGTCGTACCAGAAACTGCAACAGAAACCGTATTCCCAGCGCCTGACGTTGCAATATTCGCACCAGCCAATCCAAGAATGTTTAGTACGCCAAGAGCAGGTGTTGCAGTCCCAGCATCTGTTGGAAAAGAAGCTGGAATCGATCCGGCAGTTTCTATATTAAGAGTTCCTGCGCCACCTGTGACAGTAATTGTTCCACCAGAAGAGGTAAGCGCAGCCCATGCTGGATCTGCTCCGGTCGATCCGATTAACAACTGACCATTCGTGCCGGGACCAACTGGAGTAACCGCGGCGACCCCAGAACCAATCATCACTGCATGATCTGTAATCGTAGTTAAACCGGTTCCACCATTTGGCACTGATACTGGAGTTGCTATACCTCCACCACCACCGGCACCCAATATTTGTGACATTACACACCTCCGCCATAAAAGCTGCTTACATACACAGAACCAGTAGTTGGAACACCAGAGCGCTTTACATATATGCGAGTGCCCGCAGCTATATAGAAGCCATGACTAATACTTTTATTTGCAGTTATATCCATAACAAGTGAGACACCATCGTCCAACACCAAATGATCATTCACTCCATCAAATGAAAATAGCACTGCGGCATCAGTAAGATTTTGAATTATCAACATTCTAGATGGATTATCAAGCGCCGTACCCACACCCATATATGCCGCACCAATAGAACCAAAAGCAAGCGAACGAAGCGTTTCTGGGAGCAGCTTAATATCATTACTCATTTTTTATCCTTATCTTTTTTATCTTTTTTAGACTTCTCTGGTGTCCCAGGACTCAAGTCTATATCAAATCCAGTCTTTTGTTTTATCACCTCTTCAGCGATTTCTTCAACAGGATTATCTTTTTTCATCTTAAAATAAAGAGTCGAACCTATCCCAGCAACCAAAGCCCCAACAATAATAACAATATTTAAAATACTGAATCCCATTCGCTTCTCCCTACTAATCTGATCTATAGTACCCTGTCACGTATATAAACCCGACACCAGCAACACCTTCTGCATATATAACAGTTCCTTGACGGATTGCTGCTATAGATGATCCTATTTGTGTACTTGGTTGAAAATCAATTTGCAAAGTCTCACCAGCGGGCAAAAAATCATGGTCAAGATTGCCATCATAACTTAGGAGTACATCTGTATCACTATCATTAATAATTCTCAGCAAAAATACCGAATGATCCAAACCATCCGGATTGAGCGCATCAAATGTTCCAATTCCAGTTAGTCCAGCACTATCAAATGCTTCCATTTCAATTGGCAAAATAGCATTTTTAGCCATTATTCCTCCTTATTAAGGAGCTTAAAACTATTCTTCTTCTTTAACTTCTTCTTCTTTAACAAGGTCATCATCTGTCTTAATCTCGACAGCTTTTCCTTCTTCTTCAAGCTTTGCATGATATTCATCAAGTTTTTTCTTCATTACCATATAAAAATGCATAGCAGCATCAACACCTGCTGTAATCGGAGCTCCTCCTGGTGAACTAAATGTGTATACAGCGTCGTCAATTTTGAGCTCTAGTACGTATTTAAGTTCTTCTTTCATGATGTCCTTTCGTTGAAAGATTTAAATTGTTTAACAGCAATAGAATAGCAAGTATGGATTGGCGGGACAATTATTTAACGTGACGCCAGGTTCTTTCTTTTTTTATATCGTCGACTGTTGACCTAGAAAAGCCATATTCTTTACAGATATCGCAAATTCGTACACCATTTCGAAACTTTTCTTTTATTTCCTTAACGATAGACTCTGTCATAATTTTTTTAAATGGCTTAACTTTTTCTATTTTTGATCGATCACCAATATGACCCCACCTTTTACCTAGCTTTATATCTCGAGCGTGAGCTCGGCTTATATTAAACTTTTTAGCAACTTGGGACGCGTTAAAACCTTTCTCAAATAATTTAAGCATTTTTAATACATCTTCATTTTTTAGAGTTGCCCATGAACATGCTTCACCTTTAAGATGAGTATTCCTTCCCTTCTGGTACATGTCATCCATATTTTCTTTAGGCGTCCCAAGAAAAAGATGCTCCGGATTACAGCAGACCCTGTTGTCACAGGAATGACAAACAAAGAATCCATCAGGAATTTCTCCCTTATGAACTATATATGATATCCTATGCGCGTTATGATGAGATGCATTTACCTTTCCACCGATATGTATTTCTCCGTATCCCCATTTATTTATGTATCCTATAAAATCCCAACAGCCATTTCTTTTTTTTACAACTCTTTTATATAGCAACTCCTTCATACGCGCAAGTTTTTCTTCTTTTGTTGCCGTTGCCCATCTAATAGGCCTTCTACTTATCTTTGTTGCCATATGCAACATCCTTTCGTTATTGATCAATTAATAATATACGTATATTATTATAATAACGTGTATGCAGGCATATGGCAACCTTTATGTAAAAAACCTATGCAGCTATGATAAAGAACGTCAAAATGATATCGCCATTGCACGCAGCCCCACCGTTGTTCTGGCACTGTACCGTAAATGATCCAGCCGCCGGTGTAACACGCTCAATAGAAAGTCTACAGTCATTCGCTCCCAAATTTGACACGCTGCAAAGTATTGCAGAGCTAGCAGTACATACACTATTTGTAACTGTGAGCGTAAATTGAGCTCCTGCGCCAGGTGTTTGTCCAGTGAAAGTACCGACACCCACATTGGCGTTGATGGTAACTGCTGCAGCTGCTTGAGAGTCAGTAGCAGGAACGATATCAACGATACCAGCAGCTTCAAGTGAGATTCCGCCAGTTCCCGCGTTAATTGTGGTATCACACGTTGTGTTTGTGCTACCTATAGTTGTGGTATGAGCCGTTGCAGATGCACCAAATGAAGCCGCTCCGGTTCCCACGTCGACGACAACAGAGCTAGCGCCAGTCGTGTTACCGATTGTGGTTGTTCTTGCTGCTGCCCCGGTTGATATGTTGACATTTTGTGCAACTGCATCATTCCCAATTCCTATAATTCCACCGCTTGAATTAATTTCTAGAACGCCAGCACTATCGAGCAATATTGCTCCGGTTGATGTTACAGATGTGTTACCTGTTCCAGATTGGATTACAGTATCTGCAGCGCCTGTTGTGCTGCCCACAGTGACAGTTTTTGCAACTGCATCAGTTCCCAGGCTAATTGCACCAGTTCCAGTTTGTAGGGTAAATGCACCATTTGTAGCATCTATCGTCATTCCGCCGGTACCGTAGTCGATGTCGATTCCACCAGCAGCATCTGACGCAACAAGAGTTAGAGCTCCTGCACCAGCAATTCCACCGTTAAGAGTTACGCCACCAACATCGGACTGTAGCAGAATAGATGCAGCTGCTGTTCCTTGATCAGAATGAAGACGAATTTGTTCGGTTATACCAGCATCAGTATGTAGGTATATTGCATCTGCTACGTTTTCTGTTGATTCTAATATAATTGAACCAAGAGTGGCAGTCGCTGTAATATCACCAGAACCAGAATTAATAGCAACGGCCGTTGCGCCTGTTGCATTTCCAAGAGTAAGAGTTCTAGCCGCAGCTCCAGTTGCTATATTGATATTCTGAGCCACAGCATCATTTCCTATACCTATAATTCCACCGCTTGAGTTAAGCTCAAGTACACCAGTAGCATCTAGCAAGATCGCGTCTGTAGAGGTAACACTAACGTCGCCTGTGCCCGACTGTATAACAGTTGTGGCTGCGCCTGTTACACTACCCAAGGTAACGGTTTTTGCTGCAGCATCAGTTCCTATATTTATGGCTCCTGTTCCAGATTCGATTGCAACAGTACCATTTGCACAAACCATGCTATATCCGCCTGTGCCACAGTCTATATCGATTCCGCCGGCTGCATTGGATGCTTGTATGCTAATCGCATCGGCAGCTGCTTCTCCACCATCTATATTTACAGACCCCAAGCTCGAATCTAAAGTTAGATCAAACGCTCCTGTAACGGTGAAGTTTGAATCTGCTGCAGCATCTAGAAGAATTGGTCCACCAGTACAATCTAAATCAAATCCACTTGTACCAGCAAGCAAATCGATTCCACCTGCAGGATCGATTGCAGTAATGTTGATAGCATCGATTGTTGAAAGACCAGACTCAATATTGATTCCACCTAAATCAGAGTGTATTTCGATTGAATCTACGCCTGTACCTTGATCAGCGTGAATCTCGATGGTTTCATTTGTTCCAGCGTCAGCATGTATATATATACACTGTGCTAAATCATCATCTGCGGTAATTGTCATTGATCCGCCATTCATTAATAGATCATGTCCGGCAGTTAGGCCACCTACCAATACAACGTCATCATCTAGATCAATGGTTATTGTATTTGCAACAGTTCCATCGGTGGTCATATTTGTTCCACCAAGAACATTTACAGCACCACCTCCGGTCGGAACAACTGGTCCAGCAACATCTGTAGGATAGCTGACAGCTGTAGCACCGGTTGCATCAACCTGAATAGATCCAGCACCGTTTGTGATGTTGATTCCTACGCCTGCTGTTATTGCTGCCCATGCCGGTGCCGCGGCACCAGTTGAGGCAATAAGCACTTGGCCATCTGTACCATCTGCTGCCGTAATTAGGCCAGCGGCTGACGATAACACTACACCAAGGCCTGTATTTAATGTGGTATTGCCTGTCACATTAAGTGTTGTACCAACTGTCAATGTAGTACCACAAACTATTCCATTAACAGTAGTGACTGTGTCAAAAACACCGCCTCCACCACCTGCATTAATCCAGGTAGCAGCATTTGCAACAACGCGTGTAAGAATATAATTGTCGTCGTTTGGCTGATCTACCCATATTGTGGAAATGGGTGCGAAATCATTCGCCGTAGGAGCCCTCTGCGCGACTATTGGTGGTGGCGCTCCAGTTATAAGGGGTTGCCCCAAACCATATGAAATATTTCTGTTTATACTTCTTGTAGGCATAATTGTTTCCTTAAGTTTTCTATTAGAAAAATTAATAAAATACTGTCATCCAATTTAAACATATAATTATAAAATAAGGCAAGAAAACGTTTGACATGTAATTACAATCGTGTTACTATGTGTATGAAAGGTTTGAAATGTTTAAACAAAGAAAAGGCAGAAAAAGGCTTACAGTTGACTTATTAGTGCCGTTGCATGATCAACTCGAGCTAATGGCAAAAAGAAGAAATATTACAAAAGTTCGAATGTTGACGATAATATTAGTGGAGGCAATAAACAAAGAAAGAAAGCTGGAATAGGAAGGGCATTGGAAGAGTCAGTTGGAGGATTTTTTGAAGCATTAATTGAATTGTTTGTTTATTTAGGCGCATATATCGCTAGACATCCAGAGATACTTTTTATAATGCTAGCTAGTATGATCATGTATACACTGTTGAACGATGAAACGAGTTACCAATAGGAGAAAGCGATGAAAAAATATATTTTATACACTATGGTATCGCCTATATTAATACCAGCGCTACTGATATATTACATTTTTAAACTACAAATATTAATGCACCCATTTTATTGGATATACAGAGCTCTAAAGTCCAATCGATGACAATAAATACTGTGGAGCTTCGAATATTGCTCGTCCCCAGCCTTTTGGCTTAACTGCCGATGCTTTAAATATTTTAGCTATTCTATCAAGTTCTGGTCCTATTTTTTTCTCTATCTTTGATTCGAGATTTCTAGGCAATCTACCATTGTTTTTCTTAAGAAGCTTATTCATTGCCTTTTCTCTAAGAAGCGGAATCTTGTTGAATTGCTTTAAGTTGTTGATTACTCGATTTCTTCCACCCTGACTCTGATAAAGATTTGGAATAGTTTGTAGATACATTTGAACTTCTTGTTGTGTTACTCTGGCACCAAATATAGATTTTACATTTTTTAAAAAATCTTGACTTAATTTACGAAATTCCTGTGCATCTTCTGTCATTAAGAAATCTAGATTTAATCCTATATTGCCTAGAAGTTTGCCACCTATTCCTTTTCCTACAGTGCTAACGGCCGAATTAATTAACTGAGACCCCATATGTCCTTTTTTATTTAATTCAGACATTCTATCTAATCTCATCTCATTTGCTTTAGTAGCTTTAGCTTGATCAAGCACTTTTTTGTATGTCGGCATCGACTGTTTATCAATTTCTTTTTGCTCTGCAATTGCCTCTTTTCTCTTTTCAGAAGACATTGAATCAAAGTGCCTTTTTTCTTTAAGATCTTGCGCTCTTTCTTGGAGCTTAAATTTTTTATCAAATCTGTCTGCTGCAGCTGCTTCCTTTTTTTCGTTTATAAGTAAATTTGAAAACGTTTTCTCTGCTTTTTCTTTAGCACGCAAAACCTTCTCGAAATTTTTGCCGGCCAATCTTCCGCTGCGCATCGCACTGTCATAGCGCTGTATATCCGACTCGAGCCTGCTAGTAATATTACCTAACCTAGAGGGCTTTTTATCAGTTGCTGAAGCTTCACCAACTTTTTCTGGTGCAGCTGGTTGCTCAACCGGTTGTAATTGTTGTAATCCAGCTGGAGCTGCCATGGCACCAGGGGCTGGTTGTGTGACTTCTGTCGGCATACCACCCATTACACTTTCATAAAATCTTTGCTGTGGAGCCTCCGTTTCCATTTTAAGTAACTGGCCCAATGTCTGAGGGCTCTCAGCTCCTAATGCAGAATATAAGCCGGCTTTTTCGGGGCCAACTATAGGCATTAAGCTTTCTTCTAAGCTTTTCCGCTGCTGTTCTTTTTGCATTCGTTGAAGCTTTAGGTTAACAATATTTGATATTCCCTCTCCAAGTCCTGCAGCTGCTCCTCCGAGCGCCTGCCCCATACCATATCCTGCGGTTGGTTGTGATGGTAGTGTTACTATAGCCATTTTTTCTCCTATTTAAATAGACCGCTCTGGCCACCAAACAAATATTGCCCTGCTGCTTGACCTAATCCACCAAGAAGCCCTCCTATGCCAGGAGCTGCTCCTTGCCAAAATCCTGGTCGTGGTGGCTGTACAACTGTGTCATATGGAGATGCAACACCTCCTCCTAGAAGTCTAGATAACATTTGAAGTCGCTGCTGACCTGGCGCCTGAGCTGCTCCTGCTCGCTGCATAGCAAACTGAGCCTCTGAGAGTCTCTGTGCTCTTCCCTGTTGCTGCAGTCCCCCTCGAAGTTGTTGTTGTAGTAACCCTAATCTTCCGGCAGCTTCACCCCTTTTTAAACCAAATTGCGCTCTGCGCATAGCATATTCAGGCTCCATTTGTGCCCTTAAAGCTGCTAATCCTGTTTCTAGTTCAGTGCCAGCTTGAGCTTTTTGTCGTTCAAATGCCCCAGCACGTTGGCCTCCTCCAGTAAGCGCAGTAAATCTTTCGGCCAATCCAGGAATTGTTTCTTGCGCAAACTTTTGTCTAGCTTGTGCTTCTATCGGAGCGAAATCTAATTGTTGTAATTCTTCCATTCCTGGCAGATTAATAGGCACTTCCGGTGGCAATTCTGGTTGCGGACCAAATGCCTCAGCTTGCTGCTGAAGTATATCTGTTAGTTCTGGAAATTTCTCTGGCTCCTTAAAAAGTTCTTCAATAATTTTAGGATAGGCATCTTCGAGTGCTTTCTGTGTTTTTGGATCTAGCTTTGGAATTTGAGTGGCTGTTCCCCCTCCTGGCAATTCTGTGCCTCCAGCACCTCGACGACCAGCTCTTCTTGCCCTTCTACCAGCTAACTTATTCGCTATAAATCCTCCAACGATTGGTATGCCAAATTTGGCTATTAATCCAGCAATTGCTCCTATGGCCATAATACTTCCTATCTTAAAAGGTCAACCAAACACCACCACATATAGTATACTACTAGCTAGTATAGTATGAGAATTCAAAAAAAAGGAATCAATTATGGCAGTAGACACGAGATATGGCGCATTTGTACCACTAACAGAAATATTTGAGATAGAAAACCTAGGTCAAATCGATATTAATAGTCCAGAGTATAAAGACTTTCTAGTTAGGTTGAGGCAAATACTAAACAACCAGTCAACTATTTTAAACATTAAGGACACGGGCATATATGATCCAGAAGAATTTGTATGTGGTCAAATTTGGTTTCCAGATCCAGCACTATCAAGTCAGACAACGAGAAAGCCAACTGCTAGACAAGTCTTTAGAAAGGTTATAAATTTTGGAGCGCTTCCAAATACTGCAACTAAAAATGTTGCTCATGGAATCACGTTTCCAGCACCAAACACATATAGCTTCACAAGAATATATGGCGCGTCGACTGATCCAACCGCAGGTAGCTATTTGCCAATTCCATACGCGTCTGCAACTGCAGCAAACATTATTGAACTAAGCGTTGATAATACTAATGTGTCTATAACCACCGGAGTCAATCGAGTAGCTTATACAACAACATATGTTGTGCTTGAATATATTAAGGAATAGACTATATATGTGTGTTTAGTCGCGAGACTTCATTACTACTCTCCTTTTTAGGCCGTGATGAGCGCTCATCACGGCTTTTATCATAATTCTTGAGTAGGAGATGCATGAAAGATAATTCCATGAAGTTCGAATCCTAAAAATGGGATAATATTATCTCGCATTTGATCATCAGTCCAATATATTCGAAGTTGTATTGATTCACCCTGAGCCTGTAGATATACCGCATGCCAGAAGCGCTTCTGTGACTCTTCAAGAGTTGTAAAGGCATCCATAATAAGCTCGCTAGTACCCAACATAGACCCTGTGGCAATGCCCGCATCTCGCATAGACAATTCTGATGATGAAACAAGATAGTCGATTGTTAACTCACCGCTGTCAACCTTGTCGATAAGAAAATCTGTTTTTTCTATGTTTGTGTTCATTCCCTCTTGTGTATAGAAGTTAAATCTCTTGGTATATATATCAACTTTGCTTACCAACTCAATATTCCCACCACCAGCATATGTGCCTGTAAGACCTGGGGCGAAGTCTAAAGCAACCTCATCATCTGAGACGTATCTAACCTCAAAGCTTCTATCATTAAGGTTAGTAATACCTTCTGCATTTTTTATACGTATAAAGTCGCCTGATGAAAGGTTATGATCGATTGAAGTAACGATAACGGTTGAGGCGATTTCCTGTATGTCTGTAATCTGCTGCGCTATAGCATTTTCAGAATAGTCACCATTTACGACAAATGTATAGCCCTGTTGATTTCCGGCAATTACTAGTCTAAATTTTGCCTCAATTGGTCCGTCGTTCCACTCAAAGCCATATGACTCCCATTGGTTTGGAATTTCAGACCACGTTAAGTCTTCCGTTGTTTGATGATAACCATATGCGGTTATGCTATCATCAAAAAAGGCCCATGTATTATTGCTATAATTATATGCAAGGATTCTGTTGGGATAATTTTTGTGTTTTTCTTTGTAGGGCACAGACCAATAAACCATCTCATTATAATAATCCCTTATTCCGTGTACACGAAAGACTCCTTCATCATTATTATGAAACTCAAACACTTCGTCTGGGATTTTACTATCGATTCTCTCAACATTTGCACCGGTGCATGCATGAATTCCAGTCTGACCAATTCCAAGTACGACTTTATCAAAGTTAACAATCGAGAATGTCGACTCGCATCCTAGTGTTGAGTTAATTTGTTGCCATCTAAATGGATACACCTGGTTTCCAGTGTACATTAGCTCATATGTGCTTCGCTCGAAGAAAACAATAAGTCTATTTTTTAATATTGAAGCGCTTACAATTGCCTCTCTAGTCGGCGCATCTATAAAAGAACCTTCGCCACCTATATCTTCTCTATAAGAGTTTGCAGCTATAGGACTACCAATTCTAGAATATCTGCATCGATTTACGTATGTGAAAGGATTTCCTGCTGCGTTTCTCTCAACAGTATTAAGCAAAAGAAGCCTATTCTGAAAAGGGATAATTATTCGACACGATTCAATTGTTTCGTTTGCATTCGATGCATATTGAGGTCGCCATGATGTCCAGTTTGTTCCATCAAAATATCTTAGGCGCTCTGCAGAATTATAATTTGTTGTAAACAATATATAAGTGTAATCATCAGTGCCCCTCCAAGTAGTGCTCCAAAAAAACTCGCTATCTGTTCCGGCCCATTGCGCGTCGCCCGGATTTGTCTCGCCATCAACTCTTTCCCATCCTGTAGCAAGCAGCTTATAGTTAAAGAAAGTATCAAAAGCATAGGTATCTTCATCATTTATTTCCTGTTGCTCATATGATACAAAGCCCATAACAGGCTTAGCAGGATAAAAATATACATCTGTAGCAGCAACACTGGTCTGAATATCATATGCGCCAGTTGCAGTATTATATGTATATACTGTAGCCGTTCCGCTGTTAGTATACATGTTGCCATTAGCCTGATACACCGTAAAAAACTCTGTACCTATAGAGAACATCTGCCCTATAGCACCAATGCCTCCTGCTCCTCCAGGTACTGTTCCCGCCAAATCCCCTCCGCCATTAGTTGTTCCAACCTTAATGCGCAATCTCGAAGATACAGCATTAGCATCAGTAAATTCTCCGACATTTAATGCACCAACTCTTTTTTTAATGCGGCCACGAAAGTTATATGCATTATTTAGGGTTTCGAATGCTTCGTCTGGTATTAACCATGG